TATAGGATTACCGGTTCCCTGCGGAATACTACGACTGGTAAATGTTATACCATCTTGATATACAACGCTTAAGCTAGTCCAATCAATAAAGTTATCAGTACTTTGTATTTCTAATGAAGGGTTAAATAATGTTCCTAATTGTTCTACTAGTTCTAATTTTTGTTGATAATTAGTGGTCCAAAAATCGACACTGATACGTAATGTGTAGGGTACAGGCATTAATCGTTCAATAGTAAATGCTTGACCTTGCACTTGTTCATAGCTTTGAGTATCAGCGTTATAGCTACGTTGACGAACCTGCATCTTATCAATAAATGTAGGATCTTGTGTACGTTTTTGATCGTATTCTAATCCACTGATATAATATGTAATTAGTGGTGCGCTTGGTAAATTACTTGCGCTATTATTAGCAATGATAGTACTCGCTTGTCTACTACTGTCACCATACATAATAGGTACACGAACAAGTATCTCATTGCCAGCAGGATCTTTACCTTTAGTCACTTGCCAAGAACTGAAAATTTTTGCAAATTGTATTAAGAATCTGCGTATCTGATTGTCATAGAAAAATTGTGCCATTTATGTTCTTTAAGGTATTGGTGGTATAGAATCCGGGGCGATTGTAAGTATTGTACTTAATCCCTGTTTCTGTGTAGTAGTAGCACCGTCTGTTAATACTGTTACATTACTGTTATTTATGAAGCTTGATTGTTGTGACAAATCTTGTTCTGTGAATCCAGTTTGTGTTCTTACGTTCTGTGATATTCTTACCCAAAGACGACCATCCCAACGATACAATAGTTGAGGTAAATAATCTATGCGTAAGAAGTAATCTCCTACTTTTGGGTTTTGCGGGAATGCAATACCTGCACCTGTTGGGAATCCGTTAGGCGCATTTCCGTCACCGGCTAAGTATCCAGTTGTATAACCAAATGTACGTGGGCTACTACGTGCAATGAACTGGAATCGAGGATCACAGTCAGCACGATAGTCCATTGTGTTAGGACCGTATGGTTCAGTGCCAGTAAAGTTTGGAGCTTCTGGATTCTGGTCAGCAGTCGCATATGTATTATCAGCAGTACCATATGGACCTGTGATATTGTAACCAATACTATCAACAGTTAGTACAGTATAGCCAGACACCGGGCCTGAACCAGAGTCAGTCAGTGTAGGTAAAAGTGATGTAGTTGTTAATGAAAGTGTTGATCCAGGTGCAACTACACCACCATCAACAGTCATGTCCCAAATAGCCTGTGCCGATGCTGCCGAAATTCTTAGTACAGGACTAGCAGTTCTATACAATGAAGACTGTACCATTTCAACAGTAGCAACCGGTGGACCTGGGTTAGGAACCACAACATTTATAGGTGGTGCAGGTTGATTGTATTTACCTGACAATTCAGTATTAGTTTCAAATTCACCGTATGTAGGCACAACATATAAATTGTTTCTATCATAACCTGATTTAGGTACGAGTCGTTCGGCTTCTTGTAGTGCCGCATTATTGATTGCAATATTCGTGTTATAAGTAGCAAGAATATCTTTAAGATTTGAGGCCGTATCTAACTCCCAATATGTTGGATCTGGAGGATATATTCCAGGTGGTACTTCTATTTTACTAATATAATTCTTATCACCATATGTGATAACATAACCCGGTGGATATGTTTTATCTTTATCCCATAATCCTAAATAATTATCTTGGTTAATCGGCTCTGCTAATATCTGACTAAATTCTTCACTATCAACTAATGGTTCACATTTAATACGCCACATATGCGGATACCAAGTTTGACTAAATCCTTCACTAGAAAAGTTAGCATCGGTAATACTATAAAAGCGTTTTAATGCTACTGGTATAGTTTCTTTTAATGGATTATAATCTAATAAGTGAGGTAATTCTAATACATCCCCTACCATTAATTTACGACCAACAATATCAATCATATCATTATAATGAACATTGATAAAAATAATATCGTTATTTAAGAATAAACCAAACTGACTTAAATCAAAGTCTAAATTTTGAACATTATAATGTCCACGCAATCTATAAATATTTGGATCATATGTTCTATCTCTATTCTCTAAGAATAATAAATCCTGAATATTCAGTGGATTTAAACTATCATATTCTGGTTGAGTATAATCAATACTAGGTCCTTGATTAGTTGGACCTAAATACTTGTGAATGTATAAATCCGTGCCGCCAACACGTAATTCTTCGGATATTGTTCTATCAAAGAAACGATAATCATTCTGTTTATTTGGGCGGTATAAGGATAACTTTGGCATAATAGTATTTATCGCAATGTCCTACGCTTGAATCCTAAGGTTGACAATAAATATGGGTTATGCTATAATAGCTAAATCAATACAAAGGAGTGCCTAATGGCAACACGTAAGCGCAATACAGAGGACCATAGTCTAGTTAAAGCATTAAATCCACGGGATGTGGATGTACAACATTATGGAGATGAGCCGTTATTTGTACTACAACCGGATGAGGATAAACGCAGGGTAACACTAATGCGTAGTTTTACTTGGTACAATCGTTTCTATGGCAAGAAAGATGCTAAGGAATTGTTGAGTCAGTATTTGGAATACAATAAACGTACAAACGATTCTAAAATTATGCGTAGGGTTCACGAAAATGAATTCTTAATGACACTATGCTGGTTGGCACGTATGCAGTTACGAGGCCTATCATTGACTGAACACGAGGAACTGACCCTTGAAAACGAAATCAATCGTTTGTTAAAGTTAGTACACAAACCCGAAGAAGAAAAAGCCGTAGTTGAGGCACCTGCTCGACCCAACATTCAGGACATTCTAAAAGAAAAAGCACGTGAAGCCGCAGGTGAACTTGAAGGATTGTTTGATGAGTTTATTACATCCGGTGCGCCTACAAAGCATACACTACGTCCTATGGACGAAGTTGCTAAAAAGAATGTAATGCCGCAACATATCAGTATTTTAACTGAAGTGTGGAAAAAGAAACTGAATGAGTTTGAGGAGTTGCTTAAAGGCACTGACGCACAACTGGTTCAAGGTTACAATCACTTGACTAAAACACAGGTTAAGAACATTGTCAAGTTCATTGAGTTAGTTATCAATGACTTGAACAGTTACATTAGTGTTAAGAAAGCCGCAAAAGCTCCTAGGGCACGTAAGGCAGTACCTGTTGAAAAGATTGTAGCTAAACTCAAGTATCAAAAGACATTCAAAGATACTGCAAGTAAGCTAGACTTGGTAAGCATCAGTCCTATCAAACTTCACGGTGCAAGTGAAGCTTGGATCTATGATAGTGCAAAGCGTAAGTTACATCACTATATTGCCGATGATTACAGCAAAGCATTTACTGTTAAAGGTAATACATTGCTAGGCTTTGATACAGCAAAAAGCGAAGTTAAAACACTACGTAAGCCTGCTGAACAATTAAAAGAAATTATGGGAAGTAAACCGGCAGCTCGTAAATACTTTAACGACATTAAAGCAGTCGCTACTGCATCTAATGGCCGCTTTAATGAGAATATGATTATACTGAAAGCATTTTAATGAGTAACATAGATTTAAACAAATACAAAGATTTTGTAGAAGCCGTTACTAGTAGTGCAAGTAATGACTTGACTACATTTATGAACCGTTGTGATGAACTTGATGGTAATGATGGAGGACCTGATATCAACGTCCCACTATTACTTACAGCTTGTTTAGGATTAGCGGCTGAAGGTGGCGAGTTTATCGAAGTGCCCAAGAAGATGTTTTTTCAGGGTAAACCACTGACAGAAGCAGAAGTGTTTCACTTAAAGCGAGAGTTGGGTGATGTTATGTGGTACTGGATTAATGCTTGTCGTGCATTGAATCTTGACCCAAATGATGTGATTGATGAGAATGTTCGTAAATTAGAAAGTCGTTATCCCGGTGGAACTTTTGACGCACATTATAGTGAAAATCGAAAAGAAGGCGATATCTAAGAACCAATAGTTTCCTGATAAATACAACATCAGGAAACTAATATGACTATATCTGCAACAGCAAACATTCTTTCTACTCCATCTGGACTAACACTAGATGAGTTGAAACAAGCATTATTTCAAAACCTTCGTTATCGTTTAGGTGATGGAATCATTGACCTTGAGTTAGATCCTCAACACTACGAAGCGGCATATAACTACGCCATTAAAGTATATCGTCAAAGAGCGCAGAATGCTACGGCAGAATCATATACACTAATGACAGTTGTAAAAAATGTAGACACTTATACACTACCGCAAGAGTTTATAAATGTTCGTTGTATCTATCGTAGAACAGTTGGATTAGAGACTGGTCCAGGATCAAGCAGTTTCGATCCGTTCAGTTCTGCTATATTAAACACTTATCTATTAAACTATAACTATGCTGGTGGTATGGCAACATACGACTTCTATGCTGGTTATGTTGAACTAGCCGCACGTATGTTTGGTGGTTATGTAATCTATACATTTGATCCAGTTACAAAAGTAATACGTATTGTTCGTGATCCAAAAGGTAGTGGTGAACGTGTTCTTATTTGGGCTGACGTTCAAAGACCAGAAGAAGTGTTACTACAAGACCCAGGTGCAGGTGTATGGATTGGTGATTTTATATTAGCTAATCTTAAACTAATCATTGGTGAAGCACGTGAAAAGTTTGGAACTATCGCAGGTCCAGGTGGTGGCACAACACTAAATGGAACAGCTATGAAAGCTGAAGGCAAAGCCGCAATGGAACAACTATACGATGAACTAAAACGTTATGTAGATTACAGTCAGCCATTGACTTGGGTACAAGGTTAACCTAAACAGTTTACTTTACAACTCTCCTGTAGTACAATATGTATTACAGGAGTTACCATATGATTATTGGAGTTACAGGATTGATTGGTAGTGGCAAAGATACGATTGCCGACTATCTTTGCACATTTCACGGGTTCAAACGTGTTAGTTTTGCGGCAAGTTTAAAAGACGCAGTAGCAGCCGTCTTTGGCTGGAATAGAGAATATTTAGAAGGTTCAACTAAAACAAGTCGTGCTTGGCGAGAACAACGTGATGAATGGTGGAGTGAACGACTAGGTATGGAAATCACCCCAAGATGGGTATTACAATACTGGGGCACAGAAGTCTGCCGTAACGGTTTTCATAAAGATATTTGGGTAGCTAGTGTAGAGAACAAACTACGCCAGACTGATGAAAATATTGTGATTACAGACTGTCGTTTTGTTAATGAAGTCAACTCTATTAAAAGTGTAGGTGGCATTACAATGCGTGTTAGTAGGGGAGAGCGACCTGTTTGGTATAGTGCCGCAGTTGATTACAACAATGAACCTGAAGGTAGTGAACAAAGATTAAAAGCTATGATAGAGTTAGGAAACTATGCGGTTCACGCCAGTGAGTATAGTAGCATTGGTTTACTATATGACTATTATATTGACAATAACGGAACCATTGATGAGTTACACAAGCAAGTGAACTCAGTGGTCAACCTGTAAGT